CGACCGTTCAACGGGTTGTTCAGACGAAATCGCCATTTGTACACGGCGTTCATCGACCACTTGTGCATCCATAGAATCGGCGCGATGCACCAATTCCACGGCGCGGCGTTCCTCGGTTTCCACCGTAACTTCCGCTTCGCCCACTTCCTCGTCGCGGCTTGCTTCCACGACTTCCTCAGATACAGTCTCAGCGACTTCAGCAGCCACCTCCACAATTTCTTCGGTAATTTCTTGGCGTTCGTCCATATCAGCCCTTTCGGTCGCTGGTTCAAATTCAAGTGCTTCGTAATCGTTGTCAGCCAACCAAGCCCTAGCCTCGTCAACTGTAAACAAATCTTTATCAAATCTTATGGCTTGTAATTCAGACGTATTGTCAATGATACCGTAAATAGCGTCAATCCCACGACCAAAGGCATCATTCTCGCGTGCAAAGCGTTCGTACTTGCCGGGGTCGCGCAAGCGTGCAGCGTGTTCGTTGGGATATGGTCTTAAGTCCATATTCCGTTCCATCTTCGCAGCCTCTTTGTTTGCCCAAGACCGACCAGCATCGCCGCCCCATAGAGCCCACGCGATACGTCCATTACTAGGGTAACCATCTTCGCCTGGACGAAAGCCCTCGGCTTCTTTGTCTACCTCATGGCGTGCAAAGTAACTCACCATGCGCTTGATAGTATCGTCGGACAAATTAGCGCCACGGGCAATATCACGCGCCCTTGCGATACCGACCTCAGTACCGCCACGCCCGTACTCACGCCGCCAATCTAAGCCGCGCTGGGCTTCCTCGCGCATTGCTTCAGTCGGTACTGCCATCGTCTAACTCGCTTACAGGTTTGCCCGTCATGGGGTCGATTTTGCCAGCGCCATAGGCACTCTGCCCGCCGCCAAAAGGCTGGAACGCTAGGCTAATGCCATACGAATCTGCCATCTGCTTCTCGGCTTCGATTTGGTCGAATGTCTCTTCGACATCGCGCCCATATTGATTAGCAACGTCTTGCAGACTGAGAATACCGTTTTGCAGACCAACCACGGCAGCGTTCATCTCGCGCTGCGGGTCAACCCATTGGAATCCACGCGCCCGGAAAACCGTAGACTCGGCAAACTTATCAAAGCGTGTAGCCGGGATGTTGATAACGCCATCTTCCATAATCTTCATTAGGAAGCGTTCAAATATCGGCTGCACGAAATGCTGCACTAGAAAGTCTTGCACAACTTTCCATTGGTCGCGGTCTTCTAGCGCACCTTGGCGAATCGACGAATAACTTACGCCTTCAAGGTCGCTTGCAAGGCTGGTGTAACTCACCCCCAAGCCTGACGCAATGCCGCGCAGCACGGCTTTCTCAAAGTCGGCAAACGCACTTGTTGGATGCGTCGGGTCAAACATCTTGAAGTCATACCCGGCTGGCAATTGATGGAACGTACCGGGTTCGGCGTCCATGATTGGCGTGTATGAGTTCTCGGTATCGTCGCTGGGAAACCCATCGCCATTGGGTGACGTAATCACACCCATCTTGGATGCGCCTACACGGGCTGCAACCAACTCGGCTTCGCGGTAGCCGTGCAGCATCTTCAAACTAGAGATTGCTACCGACATCATCGGTACGCCACGAGTCTGCTGGGCACGTTCGGGCAGATACAAATGTAGCAAATTGTCGGCAGGGATACGCACCCACTTTGATTTGCCAATCATGCCGCCTTGGAAATCGCCGGGGTGACGGGTCAGCAGGTGATACGCCACCGGGCGATTGAACTTGTCTAGTTCCACGCCCATGCGAATCTTGTTGCCGTTGGGCAGGTCGTGGTTGTACTGTTCGTCAAGCAGGTCTGGTTCGATGAACTCCAGCGCCATCCCAAAGCGGTTGGGATAGTTGACCAGGCGCACCAGCACCTCGCCGTCGCGTACTAGGTTTTCGATGAATAGCCGTTGGGCATCTACCCAAGACAAACGACCGTCAACGGTACAAGTTCCCTTACGACCCCATTGCTTCCAAGCGCGTTCAATGATGTCATTCCCGATGACATCCATTCCACCATTATCGTTTCGCGCTTTGACCTGAAGAGATACGCCGCGTTCACCAACCACGTTCGCTTTAGCAAGTTGTATGTATCGCTTGGCATATTCGTTGTTCCTTGCAAGGTCACGGCATCGGTTACGCAATACCGCCAGCGCCGCCTTGATTTCCTCGTCAGGGCTGCGGCTGGATGCTACGAAATCATTGAATAACCGACCAATCTGTGCGCCAGCATATTGGCGTTTGGCTGGCGGCTTTTGCTTGCGCTTGAATAAGTCGATGAGTGCCATTTAGAACCTTACCTTTACGGTAGCGCCAGTAGATTTCCCTCGGCGTATGCGTTCAGCGATTACCTCTTTCTGATACTCACGCTTGTAGTAGTCCCGCGCTTCTACCAATTCCGAGAATGACAATTTGGTCAGGCTTCGACCAGCGATGCTATACGATGAAACATCGGCATCGGCTTTGCCACTCAGCAATGACTCGATTTTGCTAACCATAATCTCCGCGTGCGTGCGCGGGTCTGATTGGTTTACATCGAGGTCAACGATTGCCGTGAATACCCCACGGTCAACAACAATACGGTTGGAATCGCTATCCCGAACAATCTCTAATTGCCAATGATAGTAACCCGGCACGAAATCTGCCGAGGTTGCACTATCAACAGTAAACAAGTAATCATCGCCGCTTGCCGTGCCAGTTAGTTGAATTTCGTTAGCACCGCCGCCAGTAATCCGCGCCACATACGTCGCGGTGAACAGATTGTTTGGGTAGTCCGAACCAAGGTCGGTGCGCTTCCATTGGATAAAGTCGCCGACTACAACTGTCTCAGGTTCGGTTGTCGGCGCGTTCGCCGCATCGAATAGGTTAGCCATGTACCGCCCTCATTAGATGGCTTGCATTGTAATTCTAACGCCATCGGTTTACAAATGCACCACCCCTTTGTGTTTTTTTCATTTGAGGCGCAACCTTTTTCACTTGTTCCGACTTGTCAAGGTTTGCCATCATTCGGTTATGCAAAGCCTTGAGGTTGGCGTTCAGCAAGGTCAGCGCAGCCATTGCGTACACACGAACGTCAAGCGCCTCGTTTCTTGCGCGCACTTTTACAAACTCGCGCTTGGCAAAACCCTTGTGATAGCGTGTTGCGATTTTTTCTGCGGTTAACTGCTTGAAGTATTCGTCATCGCGGTCAGTAGGGAAGTGGCAATAGCCAGCACCGGGTTCGGTAATACGAAATCGGCTAAACAACAAGTGTTTGGCAGTATCGACTCCAATCGGAAATAGATTTACCTTGCCGATGTTGTTTTTGCTGGGTCTGCCTACCAGCGGTCTACCGTCGCCGCCAACACCCTTGATGGCAAACACGCGCCTACCCTCACGGGCTTTGCAATACTTGTAAACACTTTGCGTATGGTGACCGCCCGAGTCCACGCAGGTCGCCGTAGCAATCATCTCCGACCCGGATTCGTGTTCCCACTTGCGTGCCAAGACTACATCCAAATCTTCCCACACCTTGGGGCTTGATGGGTCGCCGTAAATAGTCTGATAATGTATAGACCATGATTCTTCGTCAAGTCCCCAACCCACCACCTCCACTTCAAGGCGGTCATCCTGAACGTCCACCCCAGCCGTCAGAAGCAGCACTTCTCGCGGCAGGGCATCCCAATCCTCGCGGCGTTGCGACAGTTCGTAATCGTCAACTGCCTCGCCTTGTTCTTCCCAAGACTCACCAAGATAAGTGTTGACCCATACCCGCAGGGTGGCGGGTTGTTTCTTTGCCTCTAAGAAGTCGCGCACGCCATCGGCTAACGGCGTCCAAGGGCTATACAAAGTCGATAGATGGAATCCTGCTACACCCTTAAATTCGTTGGTGGCTTTCCATTTGCCATTACGAATTGCACGCAAGCGGTCAGGTTCCGACCATTCGACGCCACAGTCATTGCAAACATAGCGTGCGGTTTCCGGCTTGTCCTCGTCCCATTTGACGTTTGACCACTTGAGTTGTTGACTTGCATCGCAATGTGGGCATGGCACAAAGAATACGCGCTGGTCTGATTCCTCGTAGGCAGTCTCGATGCGACTAGCGCCCTTATTGGTCGGGGTGCTGACCAGAATAATCTTGCGGTTCCAAAAGGTCGCAGCACGCTTTTTCGCTAGGCTAATCGGGTCGCCTTCGCTGCCAGCCGATATTGGGTAACGGTCAACCTCATCGCATAGCACCACCCGGATAGGACGCGAGGCAAGGCTACTGGGCGAGTTAGCACCGCAAGCAGTAATGTGCCCACCCGGAAACACTTTGTGTAGCGTGGTGTTGCCTGAGTCGCGTGCGCGTGGGTCTTTGACCAAACCTTGCAAGGCAGGGGTATCCCGCAGCAT